GTCGTTCCAGCAGACTAAAGAAATCTACGGCGCCAACGTGCTCAACACGGCAACGACGTATAATGCTTCAGTCGGCGGCGACGGCCAGCCACTCTGCTCCGCTTCGCATCCGATTGACGGTGGTGTTGTCTCTAACACGCCATCTGTTCAAGTCGACCTTAACGAAGCTACGCTGCTCAATGGCATGATCTCGATCCGCACAAACTTCAGAGACCAAGCTGGTCTGAAGGTGTTTGCGCGTGGTCGTCGTCTTGTTGTTCCACCGCAGCTTGAGCCTGTTGCTATCCGTCTCACAAAGACAGAGCTACGCCCAGGCACGGCAGACAACGACGTCAATGCCATCATGATGACCGCGGGCGGCTTGCCTGAAGGTTATTTCGTCAACGACTTCTTGACCTCGCAATATGCTTGGTTCTTGCTGACGAACATTGACGGTCTCAGTTACATGGAACGTGTAAGGTTCGAGACCGACATGCAGGTCGATTTCGTAACTGACAACTTGCTTGTCAAAGGATACGAGCGTTACAGCTTCTCGTATTACAACTGGCGAGCAATTTGGGGCTCGTTCCCAACGTCTTAATCGGCAAACGAGGGGAGCTATCTGCTCCCCTCACAACTTTGAAGGAGAGACCTAATGGGTCAGACAAACTTCACTGGGCCGGTTACATCGGGCGACCTACAGCAGGGCCAAACCAATGGCCCTAATATAGGTTTTGCAAGACTTGCTCAGTCAGTCGCACTTACGCAGAATGGCGCTACTGCCGTTTCTGCAACAATGTATATCCCCGCCGGCTCTCAGATCGTGTCTTTTGACATTGACGTTCTGACTGCTTTTAACTCTGGCACTTCCTCTACGCTGTCTATCGGCACATCTGCCGCCGCGACAACGTATGTTGGTAGCGTTGACGTTAAGGCTGCCACGGGTCGTATTGCGCCGACATACACGGCGGCACAACTTGCCGCTATGTCAAATCAAACAGTTCTTGGTGTTGCTGCTCCAACGGTTGCTCCCGTTGTTGTGACAATTACGCCTGTCGGAACTGCCGCTACGGCTGGTTATGTTAATGTCACCATTAACTATGTCCAGCTAACGTCTTCTAACTAATAGGAGCCCACGATGGGTTACGTTGTTAAGGATCCCAAAACCAAAGGCAATTTTGGCGCTGGTGAAACTGTCCGTCGTGCTGAAGAAGGCACTGACGGCTTTAAAAAGGGCGGCAGCTGCATGAAGAAAGGTGGTAAGGCTAAGAAGCCTGCCCGCGCTTCTGGTGGCGGCGTTCTTTCTTCTGCCGCCAAGGGCGAGCCACGCGGTAAAACTGCTCATTACTAAAATTATCGGTAGTGAAATCGACGGGGGTTTTTTAGAACCCTCGTCGTATTCTTGGAGATGACATATGGCGAAGAGCCCTGCTTGGCAGAGATCAGAAGGTAAAAATAAATCTGGTGGCCTCAATGCTAAGGGCAGGGCTTCAGCCAAGGCTGAAGGTCACAACCTGAAGCCGCCGGTCTCGAAAGAGCAGGCCGCAAAAAACGATAAGTCGGCCTCTCGACGTAAGTCATTCTGTGCTAGAATGACAGGATTAAAGAAAAAACTTACTGGGGCAGCTGCTGCTGCCGACCCAAATAGCCGTGTGAACAAATCACTGCGAAAGTGGGACTGTTAGTATGATCAAGCCATTTTGGGAAAAAGATGCGCCTAAAGATGCAAAACATAAGGCTTTAAGCGCAAAAGGTGTTAAGATGGCTAAGGCTAGGGCGAGGGCCGCGGGTCGTCCTTACCCAAATTTGGTTGATAATGTAGCCGCAGCGCGAGCCGGTAAGACAAAGGGAAAACGCTAATGCGTCCAATTACAGTTACTGTTTCTGACGCCTCTGGCGGCGCTAAATCAAGCGACCTCATTCGTTTTGACGATTGGGCCCCTGCGCCTGTGTCCATCCAAGTTAATGTTACTGGAACAGTTAACTACACTATTCAGACTTCTATGGACGACCCCAATAGTGCGACAAATCCTGTCGCCTTGGCGTCCATGACGTGGTTGTCTTCTCTTGATACAAATGTCGTTGGGGCAAGCGCATCAAAGTCTAGTTATTTTAATCAGGCGCCAGTATTTGCTAGAGTTTTGCTCAATAGCGGCAATGGCTCTGTTACTGCGACATTCTTACAATTGAGCAACGGCCCGATCTAACTTTAAGGGGCAGCTGTGAGCACGAGCGGACAATATACGTTTAACCCAGACTTGGGATCGCTTACGCTGTATGCTTATCAGCTTATAGGGATTAGACCTACGGCTGTCCTTCAAGAACACCTTGACTCTGCGCGTATGGCGACAAACATGATTTTGTCTCGCTGGAGCTCTGAGGGTGTTAATACTTGGGCCGTCGACCTTGTGACGGTCCCTCTTATTGAGGGGCAAACAACTTATTCCATTGATTCAAATACCATTGTTATGTTGGATACATATATTAGTGTCGCCAATGGCGACGGCACTTACACGGACAGAATAATTCTGCCCATAAGCCGAACTGAATATGCAAGCTACCCAAATAAATCTCAAACAGGTTTCCCCACAACATACTGGATGGACAGGCTTTTAAGCCCGACAGTAACTTTATGGCCGGTGCCGGATGGCAATGAGGCATTTCTTAAATATTACAGACTAATCCAATTGCAGGATGCAAATTTAAACGGGAATCAACAATTAGATTTGCCGTATTATTTCTTGGACGCAATGGCTTATGCTCTTGCTTTAAGGCTCGCTCAAATATGGGCCCCCGAAAAAGTTGCAATGCTCAAGCCTTTTGCTGATGAGAGCTATCAAATAGCCGTTGCTCAAAATATTGAGACGTCGGCATTTTATGTGTCGCCTACCGTTAACGGATATTTTAGGTGAGACATGGCTTACGCCTCTAAAGCCGGACGGGCACAAGTATCGTCAAGAAACCCGCGCAGCCAGGCTGTGTGCGACAGGTGTGGCATTTGGTATAATCATGACAGATTACATTGGCAGCACGACTGGCGCGGCGCATCAATTGTAAATATTCGCATTTTAGTATGCGACCAATGCTACGACACGCCGCAAGAACAGCTTAGAGCTATTGTTGTCCCGGCAGATCCCGTTCCCATCCAAAATCCTCGTGTTGAGTGGTTTGTTCAGGACGAAACAAATTATCGATATACTTCAGGTCAGAATACGGTCGACCCAATTACAGGCATTCCTGTTATTGGCGGCAACTTGCGCATTACTCAAAACAATGATGATCGCGTTACTCAACAGACTGGTGAGCCGCCGCAGGGTAGAAATCAACTGCCTGGAACAGATTGGAATGCTCCTTCCGGCGCCACAGGAACTGAAGTCCCTGTTTATTGGACAAATGACTCTGGCGGCGTCCTTTCTTGGCAAAATAATTCTTTCTTTGAAGTCCCAACGGCTCATTTATACCCTGGGACATTAGGTGGCATTGGTGTCCCTTACGGCAATACTATGATACCTTATACGGGCTATCTTCCGCCTTACAAAAACTATATAACTATATGGAATAATACTGTATTGTGGGACATTAACTGGTCGAACAATCAAACCGTTAACGTCACATGGAATACAACTATTCTGTAAAGGGATAATTATGGCCGTTCCTTATACTTTTCAAAACACTCCTGGCGGCCAGTCAGTCCCTCTTTATCAATTAGACGCCAATTTTGCATATGTTGAGGGTCAAATTGCCACAACGGCTGGCCCTACGGGCGCCACTGGCCCAACTGGCCCCGGATTGACGTATAAGGGAACGGTTTATTCTTACGCCAATCTACCAACTTCAGGTAATGCCGTCGGCGACTCATACGTTGCCACGATAAATGACCATTTGTGGGTGTGGAATGGTAGCGCCTGGTATGACAATGGTAGTATTTCTACAGGCCCTCAAGGCGCGACGGGCCCAACTGGCCCAACTGGGTCAATAGGCGCGACGGGCGCGACTGGTCCTACCGGAAAAACTGGCCCCACCGGCCCAACTGGGCCAACTGGAGCGGCCTCAACTGTCGCTGGCCCAACGGGCCCAACGGGACCAACTGGTCCAACTGGAGCCGCCTCTACAGTTGCTGGCCCAACGGGTGCCACTGGTCCAACTGGCACGACGGGGCCGGCTGGAGCAGGCATTACTTATAAGGGCGCGGTAGCAACTGCCAGCGCGTTACCTGGCTACCCAAGCTCTTATTCTGGTTCTATTGGCGACGCTTACATTGCCACAAACACTGGACATTTATGGGTATGGAGTGGGTCAACTTGGGTTGACAATGGAGCCATAACTCAAAGCATTACTGGCCCTACGGGTGCAACAGGCCCAACTGGAGCTACTGGCCCAACGGGTGCCGCTTCTACGGTTGCCGGCCCCACAGGCCCAACGGGCAATACTGGACCAACTGGACCTACGGGACCAACGGGTTCTACTGGACCAACGGGCGCGGGCCCAACTGGCCCGACTGGTGCGGCGTCTACTATTGCCGGCCCAACTGGCCCAACTGGGACTGGTCCAACTGGTCCGACAGGTTTTGGCCCGACAGGCCCGACAGGCCCAACGGGTAGTGGCCCAACAGGCCCAACGGGTAGTGGCCCAACGGGGCCGACCGGACCAACTGGACCCATTATAATCAATACAACTACAATTACGGGCGGGACGTCGTCCAGACTTCTTTATGATAACTCTGCCACTGTGGGCGAGACGTCTGGCGTCACGACAACTGGAACAAATCTTGTCGTATCAAACGGATTGGCGTCTACGGGGGCGTTTACTGCTACGGCGCCTACTGATGGTATCGTTACGGATTATAACGCTCCAACTGGTCGGTTTAGCGTTTTTTCTGGCGATGGGTTTTCTTGGTATACTGGCGGAATTGGAACGACGTCTATAATGACGTTGAGTTCTGCGGGAAGTTTAAGCACTGCCGGATTAACGGTTAATACTAATCTTTTAACGGCGTCATCTAGCACAGTAAGTATAGGCTCTAGTGGCAGCGGTGGAAACTTAACAATTTATGCCGGAACATCTGTTCTTAATGGTATAAATGTTTATGGGTATGGATCTTTTTTAAACCAGCCAAGTATGGGCTTTGTAACGTCAACCGGGTCTTCAATTGGATCTTTTACCTTTGACGGGGCAGGGTTGGCGTTTAGCATATATTCGGCAACAACATCGTCCAATGTTTTTAATTCTAGTTTATCAAACGGTAATTTAACAATTACTGGAGCTCACGCATATAAAACAGGTTCAACGACTGCTTGGGAAATTAGTTCTGATTCTCGCGTTAAAAAAGACATTGTTGATTACACGTTAGGTTTATCTGATTTAGTATCATTGAGGACTGTAACCTATAAATATAATGGCATGTATGGCAGCCAAGACAATGGCGAAATATGCCACGGATTGATTGCTCAAGATTTATTGGCGACAAATTTTTCAGATATGGTTTCAACATATACATACACAGATAAAGACACTGGTGATAAAACTGATTTATATAGAATAGATGTAACGCAACTTACTTATGCGTTGATCAATGCGGTAAAAGAATTAAAGAAAGAGTTTGACGACTATAAAGCTAGTCACCCGTAAGAGAGGAAATTATGCCGGTTCCTTATACATTCCAAAATATTCCTGGCGGCGGCAAAATCCCTCTTTCAGAGTTGGACGCTAATTTTTCTTATATTGAAAGCCAAATTGCTACAACCCCTGGCCCTATAGGTCCTACTGGCGCAACAGGCGCACAGGGCCCTATGGGGTATACCGGCCCAACTGGCCCTTCAGGGACTGGCCCAACTGGACCCACTGGTGCGGCCTCAACTGTCGCCGGCCCTACGGGGCCTTCTGGCACTGGCCCGACGGGGGCGACAGGGCCTACGGGTTCTACTGGCCCAACGGGCGCTGGTCCAACTGGCCCCACGGGCGCCACTGGCCCTACTGGGTCTGGGACGCCTACGTTAAACGCATACAGCGTCGTCGGAAACACTGGCCCAACAGCCGCGACTGGCGCAAACACATTAATGAATAATATACTTGTATCATCCAGTCTTACTGGCGCATCAACATATAGGTCACTAACAAATAGATTTGCGAGCCAGGCAAATGTTTATGACTTTGGCGCAGTTGGAGACGGAACGACAAATGACGCCTCGGCCATTCAGGCGGCTATTGATTCTCTTGTAAATGGTGGGACGGTATATTTTCCTCCGGGTAAGTTTTATATTGGTGCAAATATATACGTTAGACCCGAAGTAAGCTTACTGGGTCCTTATGAATCAGAGGGGATTGTCGGCGGGAATGTTCCCGGTCTTTGCACGGTAGGGACAAGCCTATCTGCGTTGATTGTTAATTCTTCGTATTCAATTTATTTACAAGGCGGGTCAAGTATAAATAATTGTTTTATATATCGATACGGGATGACTTTTGCAGAAGGCGTCCCAACTGCCTATGCAGGAACTGCAATTAAAGCTCTTGGTGGAAATCCGACAACTACAATTGGCATTACGTCAATGTCAGTTTCTGGCGGCTCTATTATAGTAAACTTTACGCCGACAAGTTCTCAATTTATTGTTGGTGCGTATGCAACAATAGCAACTAATCCAGTGTCTGCTTTTGCTGGAATATATAAAATTACAGCCGCTACAACTTCTCAAGTAACATTAACAAATACTGGAAGCGCGACTGGGTCTTGGAGCGGGTCTCAGGCAGCAATATCATGTGACGCCGATGACATTACAGTTGATAAGTGTATGATTATTGGATTTAATACGGGAATTTATACAAATTATGCCCAAAGAGCAACATTAACAAACTTAAAAATGGATAACATAAACGGCATTAATATTTATTATTCGGCAGATATTGTGACAATTGATAATATATATTGCTCTGCATTGGGCACGATTGGGGCTCAAGGAATAGGATTAAATTCTGGTGGCAATTGGTGGTATAGAAGTGGAAATGGAATAGCATTAACAAATGTTGACGCGGCATCTATTTCCAATTGTTTTATTTTTTCTTATGACACTGGGTATCTTATTGACGGTTGTAATGGAACCAAAATAGTAAATTGTGGAACAGATTGCGTCATTGATTTGGTAAATTATCCTAATTATAACGGTTACGCATTTTTATTCCAAAGCACTAACTCACAATGCTTTCTTACTCATGTGACTAATTGTTGTGCATGGTCGTATAGAATTGGGTATTATGTGAAAGCTGGATCTGGCGGTGAAGTCTGCATAACAAATTGCGACACTAATGGCGTTCGTCAATATGGTTATGTAAATGAAACTGGTATTATGACCATAATAGGCGGATTTTGTTACGGTTCTACGGGTGCATCTGCTGCCATTTATCAACTGAGCACCGGTGTTACGAGGGCTTGGGGCCTTGGTGTTCAGTCTGGAACAACGGCGACAAGTGGAACAGTAAGTGCTATTTCTGGCACGACATACACGATATAGCGAGAGATAAATGTCGAACATCCAGATCCCCAACTTACCAGTAGCCATTAGTTTAGATGGCAATGAGCAGCTCGAGGCTGTTCAGTCGGGGACTTCTGTTCGCATTACGTCTCGACAAATAGCTAATCTTGGTGGCCCTACCGGGCCGAGCGGCCCAACTGGTCCTGCGGGCGGCTTTTCTTACAAGGGCACTGTTGCAACGGCCACAGCCCTCCCAGGTTATCCATCAAGTTATACTGGAGCTCCTGGGGATGCATATGTCACATTAGACACAGACCACTTATGGGTGTGGAGCGGATCAACGTGGACGGATGCGGGCCCCGTAGGCGCTCAAATAACAGGCCCTACTGGCCCTAATGGTCCAACGGGGCCAACGGGCGCGGCCTCAACCGTCGCCGGACCTACGGGCCCAACTGGCCCTACGGGCAGCGCCGGCGCTACTGGCCCGACGGGCGCCGCTGGAACATCTGGAACGTCTGGTCCAACTGGTCCAACGGGTTCAGGTCCAACGGGTCCAACTGGGGCGGCCTCTACAGTCGCCGGCCCCACGGGGCCTACGGGAGTTGGGGCTACAGGTCCAACTGGCCCAACTGGTTCTTCCGGCTCTAGCGGCCCTACCGGCCCCACGGGGACGGGGCCAACAGGCCCAACGGGTCCAACTGGGTCATCAGGTTCGTCTGGCCCGACAGGGCCAACTGGAACTGGTCCAACGGGCCCTACAGGATCTTCTGGGTCTACTGGCCCAACTGGCCCAAC